TTAGTGTCGCCAGGGGGGCAGTCCCTGATGTCGCTGGACAACCCCTCCAGAGGCTTTGCTTTGATAGACGCTCATGTAGGCACGTCCGTCCCCACCGTCCCAGGCTCCGAGGGGATACTGTGCCCCAGTCACTTCGTCCGCCACTCTGACCTGCGCCATCAGGGTCATCGCGGCGGTCGTCTTGATGCTCGACCGCATCCATTTGCCACTGCCCCCGACGAAGCGCGTCCTCCTCGGCGCGTATTCCTCGATCACGGGGCGCGCGGCGGAGGACGGCTGGGTGGCGTGGTTGCCGGGGAGGGGGCGGATGGATATTTCGGAAATGACCGCCGACACTCCGCCGAGTGCGGGGGACACCGACATCGTCCCCGATCCAGCCAACGTGATATGTATGATGCGATGATGGCGCCCGGGGCTGGTTATCGCGGCATAGTCTGTTGCTCGGGAAGAACCGACCCTGATGCCCGTGCCGGAAACGCTCTCCAAGTTGAACGACACTAGAAAAACTTGGCCCACTCTGTCGCCAACAAGTTGGCCGAGGTTCAGGATGTCGCCGCTGTTGGCCGCATTGGTCAGCGTAGCCCTCCCTGCACTCGTATCTACCACCCAATTCGCGCTGGAGGGCGTCCATGCAGTCGGTGCCGGCGCCCGCTCCGTCCCCAGCCCCTTGAACTGCCCGCCCGAATAGCCAGCGCCCCCGTCCGGCGAGATCGCAAATCCCATCGGATCGCCCGGCACCAGAGGCGTCGTCGCGGCCGCGTCGGTGAACAGTCCCGGCAGGAGGGTGAAGTCGTGGTAGGCGTGGGGCGCCGTCAGGTCGGCGGCGAAGCGGGAGTAGAGGGAGGCGAGGCTCCGCCGCGCGAACCCCCGCCGGAAGGTCGACAGCCCGCTGAACCCCTCACGCATGGGACACCGCCACCCGGACATGCGCCCCGCCCTTTGCCCAGAGGCGCACGGGGGATGTCAAGCCGGGGAAGAGATCGGCGAGATCTTCGTTGATGGCGCGGTCCCGCTGGAAGATGCGGATCGCGCCGTCATCGCTCGTCGGGGCGGTGCCGGTCGCGGTGCACTGGATCAGGCACCCGGAATTGTAGACGTCGTTGATCACCTGGAACGTCGCCGCGGTCGCATCGCCGGCGGTCAGCTGGGTCCAGGTCTCGTCGCCCTGCAGCGAGATGGTGGTGTGGCGGGGCATGGTCGATCCTTTATGATGGGCGGGGTGCACGGGCCCCGCGGGTGGTGGTGAAGGGCGGCCGGCGGGTCAGACCTCGCCGATCAGCTCCTGGAGGCCGAGCGGGAGCGGGCGGCGAGCTGCGCTTCGATCCGCTGGCGGAGATCCCCCGGCTTCGGCCGCAGCCGGCGCAGCGTGTCGGTCATGGTGCGTTCCAGATAGGCCTGCGCCTCACGCTGCAGCGACTCGCCGCTCAGCCCTGCCGCCTCGGCCCGGGCAATGGCTCGCTCGATGGCGGGCGTGATCGCGGCGCTCGCCTTCGCCACGGTCTCGGCTCCGAACCAGCGGCGGGCCTGGTCGAGCGCGAGACCCGCGAGCGCGGTCAGCAGGGTGTAGACGAGGCCGACGATGAGCGCGGCCGCCTCCTGCGCGATAATGGGGGTGAGGATGTCGTAGAGGCCCATGTCGGGGGTCCTTTCGGGGTCAGGCGAACTCGATCGCCGAGGCTTCGGAGGAGGTGAGCGTGGGCAGCGCCAGGCGCGGCCCGCTATAGGAGACCGGCCAGCGGAAGGTGCCCGCCTCGGCGCAGCGGCTCTTGTCGATCGGCACGACGGAGACCGTGTTCGACTGGTTGCCGCCGAGGGCGAAGAACCGGCTGCGGTCTTGCCCGACGACGAAGAAGACGTGCCCGCCCCCGTTGCGGCGGATCGAGCCGACCGCACCCAGCGGGGGCGCGCCGGTTATCGCTTCGCCGAAATGCCGCCAGTTCAGCGCCCAGTAGGGGTTCCGCCCGAGCGGCCCGGGAAACGGCTCGTTCGACAGGCTCAGGCGGATGGCGGTCTCCACGAGATCGCCGCACCACGGGAAGACGGCCGGATCCCCGAGGGCATGCCCGTCGGAGGCCAGCCAGTCCCGCAGCTCGGCGTTGTTCGCCCGCTCGTGCCAGCCCTTCACGCGCAGCGCCTCGCGCACCCAAGGCGGGAGGCGATCGGGCACCTGCGGCGCGCCGAGGCCCCGCTCCGCGTGCAGCGCTGCCCATGTCTTCGGCCCGACGAAGGGCCGCGCGATGAAACCCTGCGACCGCTTGAAGGCGACGATGGCGGCGGTGGTGCGCGGCGCCCAGGCGGGCGGGCCGACGAAGCCGTCGATCGGGCCCGGATCGAAGCCGTGCGCCTCCAGGCGCTGCTGCAGCCAGATCCCTTCGGCGCGGGTAAAGCCGGAATTGTCGAGGCGGAAGTCGGGCATGGGGTTTCTCCATAAGTTGAAGCCCCGCCGGCGGGCGGGGGACGGATTGCGCTTGGCGGGATCGATCAGGAGGGGTACTGAGAGCCGTCCAGACACAGGACACCCCCGACGGGCGGCTCTGCCAGGAGCCGTCCGTCTCATTTCCCGGGTCGGGAAACTGCGTCGAGAGCTACCGCGCAAAGCGTGTTGCCGGAATCGCAATTGACGGCGTAGCCTCGGCGCATGCTCGCCCACCACCAATCGGCATTTGAGCATCGGGCAGGCGGCGCCCCGGTCCAGGGGAACTGCCTGCCCACCAATCTCCGCATTTGGCGCTCGACCTTACCAAGGTCAGCTGCGGTGAGCAGATCGTGTTTTTGCGCCATCAGAGCGGCGGGTTAGCGTCGGCCTCACTCGTGACTTGTTTCCCCCGGGAAGGGCGGCCCATCAGCTTCGGGCCGTCCTTCTGACCTTCAGCCAAGCACCATTGCCATCACCGGTCGCTCGGTATTGAGTATTCGCTCAAGCCTCGTATCCCGGCTTCAGGGCGGCCCTCAGGGGTCGCCTTTTTTTCGGCGTTGTGTCAGCGTCCAGACGAGGCGCGGGCCGAGCGCGGCCCTGCCGAGTTCCCGGTCCGCGTCTCACCGTCGTCCGTCAGAGCGGCGCCGGAGGGTGCTGCCGCATCATCCGGGTGATGCGGGCCCGCCGGTAAACCTCGAGCAGAAGCACGATCGCGAGGATCCCCTTCGTGGCCACGATGAACCAGGGGACCGCGTCGAAGGGCATGACGGCGAGATTGCGCACCACCCCGGTGAGCAACACGCTGAGGCCCAGCAGCGAGTAGAGCGCGGCGATCCACCGGCCCGGGAAGAGCCCGCGCGAGTTGCTGTGCGTGAGCCACCAGCACATCAGCACGACCGCGACGGAGGTGACGTTGTTGCAGAGCAGCAGCCAGTTCATTTCGCCCCCTTGTCCATGATGGTCTTTCGGACGCCCCGGATCGCTGCGATCCCGCCCTCGCCCATGATGAAGCCGGCCGCGAGGTAGGCCCACGTCCCGCCGCCCACGACGGCGTCGATCGCGTGGCCGACCAGACCACCCAGGAAGATGGCCCCGAACGCCCCGGCGATCCCCTCGAGGATCCGACGCTTCCAGCTCTCCTCCGGCGCGAAGACGGCGCGGGTATAGGCCCCTGCCGCCCCCGCCAGAATGAGTGCGCTGATCTGCTCGGGCATGGCCTCGTAGAGAGCCCGCACCTGATCGACTATCGGCATGCTGCCCCCGTTCATCGCACCCACCCCCACATCCGCACCGCGCCGACCATCGCCGCCCGGCGCCACCAGCTGACCCCGCCCTCGGCCAGCACCTCCTCGAAGACGGCCGCTGCGGCGACCCAGCGCCAACCGTCGGCGAGGCACCAGTCGTGCAGGCAGGCCGCGCGTAGGACCGCCTCGCCTCGAAACCGGGGCCGCAGCGGACGCGGGACCGAGACGTCGAAGGCGAACCCCGCCGGCACCACGACCTGCGGCCCCCCCGCACGGCCGATGCCCCAGACCAGCGGCGCGGTCAGGCGGTAGCCGTCGCCGTCAGGAACCCACATCAGGCCGCGGCGCTCCGGAGGGCGGCGAGAGCGGCGTCGAGCTCCGCCGCGAAGGCCGCGACCTGGTCCCGCGTCGCCCCCACGCTGACGGCCTGCTCGACGAGCGCGAGGTGCCGGGAGCGGATGCCCTCGATCACCTGGTTCGCGATCTCCCACTGCCCGGCCATCGTCAGCCAGAGGGTCGCCAGCTCGAGCGGTGTCGGGGCGGTGAACCCGGTCTCGGCCGCCAGATACGGGAACCCTGTCAGGTCGGCCGGCGGCTCGGGAAGCATGATGTAGCGCAGCGCCTCCGCTTCCTTGTTCGAGTAGGCGATCTCCTGCGCCGGCAGGTCCGTGATGAAGGAGCGCCGCACCGCCCCGATGCGCCCGTTGATCTCGCCCCGCGCGCGCAGCTTCGCGTCCGGCAGGTTCTGGCGGAACTCAGGCATGCGTCACCTCGACGTAAACGGTCTCGTCGCGGTACGGGAACGGGGGCTCGACGATCAGGCGCCAGCGGCCGGGATCCGCGAGGGTCAGCACGGGATCGGCCGCGTCGGTGGTGAACGTGCTCTCCTCGAGCGCCTCGTTCATCACCGCGATCGCGGTGCCCTCCGGCCAGTAGGTCAGATCCACTGAGAAGGGTGCCCGCGCGGCTGCCGGGAATCCGTAGGGCGCCGGTCGCTCGGCCGGGCCGCTCTCCGGGACGTACCAGCCGAAGATGTCGCGCGGCGGACCCTCGTGCTCGAAGCGCCAGATCCCGTGCGTCTCCGTGTCGATCCCGATCAGCCCCCCGGAACCGGCGCTGACGATCTCGCCGGTGTCCTTCCGATAGACGGCGAAGAAGTCATTGAAGGTCGAATAGGGGTCTTCGCCCTCGACGGGCGGCGGAGCCTCGACAAAATCGTCCGGGTTCATCGGAGCACCTGTTCTGCGGAGAGGTCGACGTTCGAGATGTTGATCGTCGCTCCGGCGGGGATTGAGATGACCTCCAGGCGCGATCGGTATTGCACGACGCCGCCGACGGAATTGTTGTCGGTCAGCCGGACGACGAAGGGCCCGGCGAAAGTCAGATCCCCGTCTCCGCCCTGCCCGCTCCTCTGCAGGTGCATCGACGTGCCCTTGAGCTCGACGCCGGCCCGCTCGATCCAGTGCCGGATCCGGGCCCGATCGCTCGTCGGCGACATGCCCTGGATATTGATGTCGAAGCTCGAGATGAGCGAGGTGCGGTAGCCCTGCTGACGGTTGACGTCGAAGCTCACCAGCACGCGACTGGTGATGCCCGACAGCGCGTGCCCGCTCCCGACGCCGTATTGCTGGATCGTGGTCGCATCGGCCTCGATCTCGATGGTGCCCACCGCGGCCGCCATGACGAGATCGCGCTTCACCTTCCGGCGCACGACCGGCCCACCCACCCGGACCTCGGTCGCGCCGTCGTTGTACTTGATGAGCTGGAGGCGGCCGTAATAGGTCCCGGCCGGCGCCACGGCGCCGTTCGTCTTGAAGGTCCACGGCACGCCCGCATTGGCGATCCCGCTGCCGACGGCGGAGAAGCCGAGGCTGACGAGGTCCTTGTCGAACCACTGGATCTGCGCCCCGACCCGGCCGGTGCCGGCCATCACCTGCCCCTGCGCCTGCGCGAAGAACCTCTCGTCCGGCTCGGCGATGAAGAGGCCGCTGTTGATGACGACGAAGTCGCCGGCCGCGCCCGACAGGACCAGGGCATACTGCGACCGCCAGAGCGGGCTGCCCGGACGCACGCGCGTCAGGGACGGGAAGCCCCAGGCGGCGGGATCCTCCATCTCCGGATCGCTGAGGAGGTTTTCGCGGTCCGGGAGCGCGAGCGTCGGCGTCCAGATCTTCGCCCCCTTCAGCTGCCCGCTGATGTTGGTGTCCTTCACGAAGGGCGTGTCGTCGCCCGCGAGGTCCGTCAGCAGGCTCGGCCGGTCGACATTGCGGCCCTTCACCGCGGCATCGTCGAGATCCTCCTCGGTCTTGCGCTTCACGATCTTGACGAGGTCGATGTAAAGGAGGCCCGCCGTGTGGTCGGCGGTGAGCTGCGGCAGGATCTCCGTGACCCCGGCAGGGACGGTGAAGGTCAGGGTCTTCTTCACCCATTCGTTGCGGGCGGCGAAGTCCGAGGCGGCATAGCCGATCTCACCGAGCAGCGCGTCGGTCTGCGCATTGGCGATCCGCAGCTTTGACAGGTTCTGACCGCCTCCGTCATAGGCCGAGTTCGCCCGGACCCAGATCCGGAAGAATAGCACCTCGCCCTCGGCCACCTCGATCGGCTGCAGGAGAGGATAGATGCGCGCTGCGCTGTGAGCGTCGAGCCGCAGGGACTGCACCCCCGCCTTGGCGGCATTGGTGCTGAGCCCGTAGAAGCCCGCTCGCATGTCCCAAGGATTGCGGGCCTCGTTCTCGAAGTTCGACCCGGCTGCGTAGTTCTCGCCTGTCGCATAGCCCCGCACGGACGCATCCTCGACGACCTCCGTGCCCGCGACGAACTGATCCGCCCCCGGGTGGTAGTAGACCTTGGGGATGTTGTTCGGGTTCTGACCGTAGAGAGCATCGAGATCGACGGTCACCGCGCGGGCGACCTCGGTCCCGCCATCCGCTTGGTCTGCAACATCCTCGTCGGCGCAGGCGCCCCAGCGCAGAACCAGCTTGAAGCTGGTGTTGCCGCTGTTGCTCTGCGCAGTGTCGTAGACGATGAACTGGGCCACGACCTACCTCTGATACTGCACGGCGTGGAAGTAGCGGCGCCAGATGTTCGCCCGGTTGTTGCCGCCGATGTTGGCGAGGCGGGCCTTCACCCGGAACACGGTCTTTTCGACTGCCGGCTGCAGGTCGGCGCTGAGGATCGTGCGGTGATCCATCCGCCCGTTCGGGCCGGTGTTGACCGTGAAGCGCTTGATCTCGACCTCGGACCCCACGCTGGTCCCGCGCGGGCGGCGGAAGAGCCCGAGGTCGACCACGGAGAAGCCGTGTCCGTCGAGGGTGAAGGAGAAGCCGAGGGAGGTCGCGAACCCGCGGCGGTCGACGAAGAGGCGGCTGATCGTCTGCCAGTTGCCGTCGTCGATGTCGATCTTTTCGAGCGCGTAGGCGTAAGATGGGACGGTCACCGCCTTGCCCGCGAGCTTCAGCGTGTCCACGGCGGCGTCCACGATGTCGGCGGTGACGACCTTGATCCCGAGGGCGGCGAGATCGGCGACCGTGATCTTCTGAGCCGTGACGGCACCGGCGGCGAGCTTGGCCGTGCTGACTGCCCCAGCAGCCAGCTCGGACGTGCTGACCGCGCCCGCAGCGATCTTGCCGGCGATGATCGCATTGGCGGCGATCTTGTCGGCCTCGACGGCGCCCGCTCCGATCTTCTCGGCCACGACCGCGCCCGCGGCGATCTTGCTCGCCTCCACCGCACCGGCTGCCAGCTTCGCCGTCTCCACTGCGCCGGCTCTGATCTTCTCGCTCGTGATGGCCTCGGCGGCGATCTTCTCGGCCACCACCGCCTCGGCCGCGATCTTCGCGGCAACGACTGCACCAGCGGCGAGTTTGGGCGTGCTGATGGCGCCGTTGGTGATCTGGGTCTCCGTGATCTGGCCCGTGAGCTTCGCCGCGGCGATCGCGTCGAGCTGCGCATCGGTGAGCTTGCCGGTGATCTTGGAGGCCTCGAGCCCCGCGATCTGCGCCGCCTGCACCTGGCCCGCGATGTCCGCCGAAGCTACGCTCTTCACATACGAAGCACCGTTCCAGCGGTAGAGGCTGCCCTCGTAGAAGATGACCTGCGTGCTCTTCGTCGTGGGCAGCGACCCGCTCGTGACCAGGCCCACGGGCTCGATGCCTTGGGCGAACTTGGCGGTGTTGACCGCTCCATCGGCGATCCGGTCGCGGATGATGGCACCGAGCCCGATATCCTCCGTCCGGATCCGCGCATCCGGTGTGGTGACCGGGATCCAGGAGGAAGGCGCGATCAGGCGCGACTGCCCGTCGACGCGGACCTCGTAGTCCGTGCCCGGCAGCAGGCCATCGTAGAGGGTCGCCCGCCCGGTCGAGACGTCGGCGGTGGAGCCCTCCAGGATCATCGTGTCGTCGGCCGCCAGCCGGACTTCCCACGACACGCCCCGGACGCCGGGCAGCGGGGGCGTCCAGCGGATCCGGATGCCGGCCCGCCGCTGCGTGCCGCCGGCATCGACGCTCGAGCATGGCTCGACTATCAGCCCCGGGAGGGTCTGCTTTCCGGCGATCACCGCCTCGCTCGAGGGCGCGTCGGTCGGCAGGGCGAACCCGGACTGCCAGTCGTAATCGTCCGGGTCGACCTCGCGCAGCGAGAGCGTCACGCAGAGCGTGCGCGGGTCGGTCGCGATCTCGCCCACCTCGAAGAGCTTGGCGATGTAGCCGTTGCGCGCGCTGGTCCATTCCAGCGTGTCGAGCGGCATCAGGTAGCCGTAGTCCGGCGGCAGGGTGATCGTGTGCCGACGCATCCGCCGCGCGTCCTTGAGATAGGCGCGCTGCAGCCTCTGCACCTGGCCGGAATGCGGGCAGGCCGGCAGGTCGAGATGCGCGACGAGGCGCTCGCCGTCGGCCGCCTCGGCGGCGGCGTCGATCCGGATCGGCGCCTCGACCGGCTGCCAGAGCTGGTCGGCATCGGGATAGGTGGCCGTCACGGCGTTGAAGGTCTCGGACAGCCCGCGGAACGGGTCGAGCTCCTGCGGCTTCGAGCGCAGCACGTCCTCGTCGGAGATCATCGCCGCGGCGAGGCCGGGCTCGCCGATGCGGATTAGCCACTGCCCCCCGGCATCGACCACCTCGCCCAGGCAGACGTCGAGCAGCTTGTCGATCACGTCAAGCGGGGCCTCGCCACCATGCTCGGCGGTCGCCATGTAGACCTCGTAGCCCGCTCGGAAGCGGGCATTCCCGCCCACGTCCTGGTCGCAGGCATCCATCGCCGCTTCCCAAACGGCGGCGGGCAGATCGGCATCGTCGACGTCGAGGCCATAGGTCCCGCCACCCGGCAGGTCGATGCCCCGCAGGATGTTCCAGACCATCACGACCGGGTTCTCGGTGAAGGCCGTCTGGCCGGTGCGCGGGTCGTAGAGCTTGATCCCCTGAACCTCGATCAGGATCTCCGGCTCGCCGCGCCAGAACTCGGGGTCGTACTCGTAGCGGAAGACGGCGTAGGGGATGTTCCGCCCCACCATCGCCGACGTCCAGGGCCGCTCGTCGTGATCCCCGAACCGGTCGACCAGGCGCTGGAAGGCGGCGGTCTGGGTGCCGTCGAAGAACCACATGTTCATCGTCGGGAAGTCGCCGTCGCCGCGGAAGTTCGCCCGGCTCTCGGCGTTCGGCCACCAGGCGCCATCATCGGCGGGCGAGACGTCGACGAGGCTCGACCCGGGCGTGAAGCTCGTGCCGTTCACCCAGAACCGAGAGAAGCCGGTGATCGGCAGGTCGCCGAGGCCGACAATCGCGTAGCGGTCGGTGTTCTTGAAGCCTCCGCCGCTGCTGGTGGCATAGAAAGGCGCGACGAGATGGCCGGCCGTCGCGCAGGTGCCGAGGACGAAGCTCTGCGGCGTCGTGTCTCCGGCCAGCGTCACCTCGGTCCGGATGCCGGGCGAGGACTGGTCGCGCTGGCTCTTGCGCTGCAAGGCGTTGCCGAGGAGCGAGAGGCCGACGCCGACGGCGATGCGGATGCCGGCCGCCAGCCAGCCGGTGGCCCCGACAGCGGAGATGATCATGGTGGCCGGATCCGCCGCCGCGGGGAGCGCGGTGGCAAGGAGGATACCGACGGCGAGGGCGAGGACGATCATACGCGGAAGGCCCTCGTGACGGTGGAGCGGTCGGCGATGGCGAGGCCCTGCCGGCTCGGCGCGTAGATCAGCCGCCCCTGGCAGATGGCGAGCGTCCGGCCGGAGAGGACGGCGAGGTCGCCCGCGCGCAGCTGCTCGGCCGAGATCTCCGGGAAGAGCGTCGCGGCGTAGGAGACATGTCCCGCATGTCCGAGCGCGCGCAGTCGATCGAGCCCGGCGCGGAAGCTGTCGTAGCCCCGCAGCTCGGCGGCCGGGTCCTTGCCGGTCATCGCGGCGATGCAGTCGGCCGCGAAGAGCGCGCAGTCCCACGCCCCGTAGGCAAAAGCCCGGCCGCGGGCATCTCGCAGGACCGCCTCGAGGCGCGGGCGCCAGTCAGGCAGCCGGGTCATCGCGTCCCCCAGGCGTCGGACGTCACCCGGCCGAGCGCGCCGTACTTGCGGAAGCGGTCCCCGGCATGGCGCGCGCGCTGCGCCTCGTCGCTCTTGCGGCCGTTCTGGGTCATCGTGCCGCGCCGGGCGGCCGAGACGAGCTTCAGCGTGATCGAGGCCGCGCCGTTCACCTCCGGCGTCACGAGCGGATTGCCGTCGATGATGCCTCGGAAATACTTGCGCAGGCCGCGCAGCTGCATGCCGGCCGGATCGAAGAGCGCGCAGTGGACCTCCGCCCGGCCGAACCGGGTCTGGTAGCCCCGCACGACCGTCTCCGCCTCGGGCGAGACCGCCATGCGGATGTCGAGCGACTGGATCGTGGTTCCGCCGGCATAGTTGATGGGCGGCACCACCAGGCTACCCTGCGCGCCGTAGTAGAGGCGGCTCTGGCCCTCGGCCGTGATCGTCTGGTGATCGTCGCCGGTCCAGAAACCGACCCCGAACGGATCGCCCGCCGGGTCGGCCACGTCGAGCCAGACCAGCCAGCGGGTGTCGATCCCCGCGCGGGACGCGAGGTGGGATTGTGCTGCGAGGGGCCAGGTCATCGGAGGGTCTGCCGCCAGGCGAAGGAGAGATCGTTTCCACGGCCTGCCATGAAAGCGGCAGGGCTGAGGCTGCTCGGGACGATGACGGCCTTGCAGACCGGCCGGGCCAGCTCGACGGCCGCGCCCACCGTGGCGCCCGGCCGGATGGCCGGCGTGACCTCGACCCACGGGGTGAGGCCGCCGGAGGCCGCGGTGGCATCCTGAAGCACCTGGTGAAGCGCGCGGCGAACCGGGGACGACCCGTAGCTGAAGGACAGGAATTCGCCGGCGCGAACGGTCGCGCCGGGCGTCATGTTCAGGCGCAGCTCTCGGCCGTTCTGGATCCCGCCGATGGTCGCGGCCGGCTGCCCGGGGCGCTGCATGTGCGGCGGCATGACGAGGAACGAGGCATCCGGATCCTGCAGACGGCGCAGCCGCGCCGCCGCGCGCTCGAGGGCGGCGCTGCGGTAGGGCAGAACGGTGACGGAGCCCTGCCAGAGGCGCGGACCGACCGAAGCGCACAGGATCTCTCCGCCCGTCAGCTCCGAAGTCTCGACGGCCTCGGCGAGGTCGAAGACCACCGACAGGCGGCCGAGGTCGGCGAAGAAGCCGCTCAGCGGCACCGGGAACCCGGACCAGGCCATCAGCGGACCCGTCGATCCTGCACCGCGCCCCGCGCGCGTGCGTTGAAGCCCGAGTCGAGCGCGGCGTTGTTCTGCTGGATCATCGCCCCTGCCCTGTTCTCGACGATCTCGACGATGACCCCCGGCTCGTGACGGACGACGATTTCCGTCCGTCCTCCGCCTGCGCCCGCAGCGGACGACAGGGCGGCCTGCGCCTGCGGCACGTTGAGGATGGCGCCGGACCGGGACGGGACGAATATCTCCGAGTTCGGAGTGTCCTCGTTGACGAGGTAGGCGCTGCCTGCCCGGACCGACCCGCCCCGAGCCCGTTCGCCGGAGAGGCCGGCGCCGAGAGCGCCGAACGCGGCACCGACCCAGCCGCCCTGCTGCGACAGCATCCCGAACCCCCGGCTGATCTGGACCTGCGCCAGCTGCAGGATCAGCCGGGACAGCGCCTGCCGCGCGGAATCGCCGCCCTCGGTAATCGCCATGAAGAGATCGGACATGGCGTCGGCGCCCGTTTCGGCGTTCTCGCGGATGCGCTCGATCCTGTCGGCGGCCTCCTCGGCGTTGTCCCCGGCCGTGATGTAGGCCTCGGCCAGGGCATCGATCTCCTCGCGCAGCTCGGGCGTAATCTCGCGGCCGTCTTCCTGCGCGGCGGTCAGCAGCTCGGCCCGCTGGCGGGCGAACTCGATCGCGTCGGCCATGTCCCGACCGGATGCGGCCACGGCAATGAGCTCTGCCGCTTCGAGCTCGAGAGCGGCCGTCCGCTCGCGGATGGATTCGACCTCGCGGGCATAGTCCGACTGGCGCGCGGCACCGCCGCCGCCGGAACCGCCACCACCTCCGCCGCCGCCACCGCCCCCAGTCTCTGGGTAGTAGCCGAGATCGATGTCATGCTCGTCGCGCGCCTCTGGGCGCGGGCCGGCGAAAGGCACAGGGGCGGCGGGTTCGGGCGCCATCGGAATGTTGCCGAGCCGATCCTCCTGCTGCGAAAGCCGATCGGCAGAGCGCTGCTGCCCCACGGGCCGGCTCTGCGATTGAAGCGCCGTTGCGACCGCCGCTGCGGCAGCGTTTGCGAGATTGCGCACCGTGTTGAGCGCCCCCCCGAGCTGGCTGAGCCGCCCGATGATCCCTCCGACGCTGACACCATCGATCTGGCGCATCGCCTGAACCGCTGTCTCGGCCTCCGCCCGAACCTCATCTAGCCGGGCGGCCAAAGCCTCGCTGTCTCCCTGGCCGGTCTGCAGCGCCTGCGAAATACTCCGCATTTCATCGGCGAGGCTGAGAAGCCTCAGTGCTTCGCCAGCATCGACGAGATGGCCGAAATCCAGAATTCCGCTGCTGATGGCTGCGGCAGCCTCGCGCGCCGCTACCGCCAGATAGTCGTAGCTGATGGCAGCCGCCTCAGCCGTATCAGCGGCGGCATCCAAGGAAGAGGCGTCGAGATCTCCTCCGTCGATACCGAGATCAGCCAGACGTTCGGCCGTTGCAGCCGCTCGATCGATTTCGTCGAGCGTGGGCTGCATCGCGTCGAACAGGGTGTCGAAGGCATCGACGCCCTCGATGACCATGGTCTTGAAGATGCTCGAGACGCGGGTCTGGATCTCGGAGAACTTTCGATCGAGCTCAGCGGCCTTCTCGATCATGTCCTCGTCCATGACCGCGCCGACTTCGTGCGCGCGCTCGATCAGCTGCCGGACACCCTCGTCGCCTTGGGCGAGCAGTTCGACGAAGCGCTCGCCGCCGGTACCGCCGAAGATCTCGTCGGCCACGCGGATCTGCGCCGCCTCATCGAGACTCTCCATCCGGTCGATGATGTCGAGCATCAGCTCCTTCGGATCTTCGAGGGCGCTGGCAAGCTCGGCTCCTTCGAGGCCAATGCGCTTGAAGGCGTCTGCGGCCGAGCCACCCCCGGTTGTCACGAACTCGTCCGCCCGCAGGTTGAGCTCCTTCATTCCGTCGATCAGCGCATCGACCGGAATCCGGCTCTGCGTCGCGACGAAGGATAGCTCTTGGAAAGCAGTCGTTCCGAGACCCGAGCGCCGCGCCTCGTCCCCGATGGTCGCGATGCCTTTCGAGACCTGAGCCAGCGTCCCGACCGTCGCCGCGCCGACGGCGGTGATGATCCCGATGGGCCCCCCGGCCAGAAACCCGGCGGCAACCGAGGACATGGCGCGACTGACCAGCCCCATGTTCCGCTCGACGTTCCGAGACATCTGGGTCGTGCCGCGCGTCGCGTCCCGCTCGAACTTCGCAATCAGCCTGTTGTTTCGATCCATTGCCCGCTGGAAATCCCGGTCTCGGGCCTGCAGCAGGATTGCGATGCGCTCGGTCTCTTCAGACATCCGGGTACTGGTCCTTCAGTTCATGCAGCCGGTCGCGGGACATCGGCTCGACTTCGCCGGCCGCCGCGCGCTGCGCCGCGTTCCAGCTCTCCACCCAGAGGCTCGCCTCCTCGGGGGTCATCGCCCGCACTTCGGCGGGCAGGCGGCTCGTGGCGCCGCAGATGTTGCGGATCAGGTCTCGGGCGCCGAACCGTCCGTCACTGGCGGGGTCGCGCTTTCCTTGGCCGATCCAGCCGACGCTTTTTTTTTGGCATCCCCACTCGCGACGTCCGGGTAGAACGTCAGGCCGAGAAGCCGGCCGGCGATGGCCTGCAGCTTGCGGGTCTCCGACAGCGGCAGACCCCGCACCAGCTGGTCGGCCGCGCCATCGCGCATCCCGCCCCCGATCAGGCCGAGGGCGACGATGTCGCGGACATGGCGCAGCTGCGGCGCCTGCCCCTTGCCCATGAGCTGGTCGAAGAGGGCGAGGACGCCGTAGGGCGCCCAGTGCGCCTCGAACTTCTCGATCTCGCCCAGGCGGAGGAGGAGCGGGCGGCGGACACCTCCGATCTCCTCCTCCAGGGTGCTGGCCCCCGCCGCTCCGGTCATCAGGGCGCCGGGTTCGGGGCCGGGGTAAACGTGATCTCGCCGGCGGATTCGAGGGTCAGCGTGTAGGTGACGCTGCCCTCCATTTCGCCGCCGTACTCCATCGCGCTCAGCAGGAAGGGTCCCTCAAAGGTGCCGAGCCCGGGCACGATGATCTGGAAGGGTGCCTGCGGGGTGTCGGCGGTGGCCAGGGCGAGCATCTCCTTTTCGGAGGCCGTGCCCTCAAACAAGCCGTTGCCGCTGACGGAAATCGACTTGATCCCCTCGCTGAGCTCGCGCCAGAGCGGGCCGCCGGGCGTTTCGCAGTCGGGCGTGGTGACGTCGATCTGGTTATTGTTGAACGAGATCGTCTTCGACGTCATCCCGCAGACGGTGGCGAAGTTGGTCGGGGTCGCGGCGACCGCCTTCTTGATGAGGAGCTGCCGCCCCTTCTGCTTGGCCATCGCTGGCTCCTTCTCTCAGGTTGAGGCCTTGCCCAAGGGCTTAGGGGGCGCGGTCGAGCAGCGCCTCGAAGGCGGCGTTCGACTGGTAGCTCTGCCCGTCCGAATCCCGGATCGTGGCGGTGGTGATGAATTGCAGCCGCACCAGCCTGTGCCCGGCGACGGCGAGGTCCGCCTCGCGCTCGTCGAGCGCGGCGATGGCGGCCGCGACAACGCGGGCCGCCTCGACCCGCCCGGCCAACGGCCGGGAATGACCCTCGACTGAGAAGGTGATCAGCGCCGCCGTTTCGATCCCGTCGGTCCGCACCGGGGCACCCTCGATGTTGCCGATGCGGATGAACGGCCGCACCGGCGTCTGAGGCGGCTCGTCATAGATCCGCACCCCCACCAGCGCGGCGACAGCGGCATCGGCACGCAGGACGGCGACCAGCGCCTTCTGCAGCTCCACCTCCGGGCTCTCAGCCACCGAACGCATCCTTCACGGCCTTGCGCGCCGCGCGCTTGGCGCGGGCCGCATGCTTTTTCCGGGTGACCTTCAGCGCCGGGTTCACGAAAGGCCGCGGCCCCCGGTCGCCCTCGGTGACCTTTGCCTTCGAGCCTGCGTCGACCAGAAACGAGCCGTCCGCATTCGCGGTGCCCTCGATCTCCGCCTTCGTCGAGCCGTCGCCAGGATGGAGGATCCGCATGATCCGGATTAGCTCCTCGCCGGATTTCCGGTTAGCCTCGCCGACATTCTTCGGCATGTTCGCCTTCAGCTTGGCGAGCTTGGCGCGGACGCGGTCCGCCCCGATCACCGTGCGGCTCATGTTGCGACCCCCGCCTCGCAGAGCAGCTCGAGGACGTCGCCCTTCCGGCCGACATTCGCGATCGAGCGGATGTTCCAGGTGTCGCCCCGCGCGACCAGCCGGTCGGCGGCTGTGATGCCCCGCGAAGCAGACGAGGACCGCAGACGCACCGTGGCGAGCCGGCCTGCCTCGATGGCGCCCCCGGCCAGTTTCTCACCGCCCGTGCGCTCGAGCACGTCGGCCCAGAGCGTCAGATGCGCGCTCCAAGCGCCGCTGACGTTGCCGAACTCGTCCGGCTCCTCGGCCTGCCGCTCGATCGTCACGCGGTCGCGATAGTGCCCGGCGGCCATGTCAGAACGCGATCCGCCGGAAGGGCGCCATCAGCGCACGAGCAAGGGGATGCTCGGCCACGCTCGCGCCGACGATGGTCTGCTCGCGGTTCTCGAACAGTGCACCCACCGTGAGCAGGATGGCGGCCTTGATCGGCGCGGGGACGTCCGCCGCATCGCCGTAGCCGGCGACGAGCGTCACCGTGATCCCGCCGCGACCTTCCACCGGCGCGGGGCGCGCGAAGTCCGCGTCGAGATAGATCAGCGCGCTCGAGCTGTCCTCGATCAGGTCGTATGCGCTGGCGGGCGCGGGCTCGGCTCCGCCGAACGAGATCTCAACCGATCGCACATCCGGGAACGGCAACCGGAGGACCGACGCCCAGTAATCGAAACGGACCGTCCAGGTCTGGGTGACCAGACACCGGCCCAGGACGCCGTCGGCCCCGTCGAGATGACCCGTCGCGGCTTCGATCAGCGACGAGATGAGGAGGTCCTCGTCGTCGCCATCGATCCTGAGATGGGCCTTCGCCTCATCGAGGCTGACCGGCGTCGTCACGGGTGGGACCGTACGGACAGGGCGATAAGGCGAGCGCATGGATGTTCAGCCGGCCTTGTTCTTCGGCGCGCTCTCGACCGCCTTGTTCTTCGGGACGGAGCGGGATTTCTCCTCGACCAGGACCCCGCTCTCGACGAGATGCGCCACATCCGTGGGGTTCGCCTCCCGGGTGTCCCCCTCCTCGTAGAATCTGTCGCCCTGGTGACGACGCAGTACGGTGAAGCTCTTCTTCGCCACGGTGATCTCCTTTTCGGGGTCGAGCGGCGCGCTCGCAGAGAGGGCGGGCCACGGGCCCGCCCTTCTTCGCCAGCGTGCCGGCAGGATCAGGCGACGCGGCCGAAGTCGCCGTAGATGAAGCCCTCGGGGCGGTAGACGGCGAGCGCCAAGCGCTTCTCGGCGCGGAGCGTGACGAGGTTGCGGGCGAAGTCGTCGTTCACGTAGCCCGTCTCGATCCGGCTGTCCCAGACGTCGAAAATCTGCGCGTTCTCGAACGCGCCGGTCAGGAACTTGTCGACGGCCATCGCTTGGGTGGCGAGCACCGGCAGCCCCCAGAGCGTCGGCGCGATCGAGCCCTGCGGATTGCCGATGATGTAGCGGCCGTCGGTGTCCTTCTGCAGCTCGACCCACGCCCAGTCGATCGGGTTCATCACGTGGGCGGTCGCCGGGAATTCGGTCAGCGCGGCCTGCAGCATGGCTAGGCGCAGCCGGTCGATCGACGTCTCATCTCCCAGCGTGAGCGGCGCGGCGTATGACGTCGAGTTGACCATTAGGCCGGAGAGGTTCTGACCGGTGCCGTCCCCGTTCAGGATCTGGTTCTCCTCGGCATAGTCGAGGCCGTAGAGCAGGCGCTGGTCGATGAGCGAGCGCAGCATCTCGACGTCGGACAGCGCCTGCTGCGAGACCTTCATCAGGTGGGCGATGACGCGCGCGTTCGCCGTCTTCATCGCCAGCTGCAGATCGGAGGTCGGCTTGACCGCGCCTTCGGCGACCGGCGCCGCGTTGTTGTTGAAGCCGGTCTCCTGCGGGTACTCGAACTGGCCGACGGTCATCCGGCCCTGCGGCAGCAGGTCACGGATCGTCAGGCGGCGCTCGGGCAGCAGGCGCATGGCCCCCCGCACCGGGTTGATCACCTCGCCGGTCGAGCCGTCGGCGTCGGTGGTCGCCGTGGTGATCGTCGCCTTCATCCGCATCTCGGCCTTGCCGGCGGTGGGATTCCCGTCGAGCCAGGCCTTGACGTCCTCGTCCTCGACGAAGCGGCGCCCGATCGACTTCTCCTCGGGCGCGCCGCCCGCGCCGCCGCGGGCCATCTTCTGCTCGAGACCCGAGACCTGCTCGCGCAGCTCGTTCATCTTCAGCAGCGCTTCGTCGGCGGCCTCCTTGGCGGAGGAGCCGAGGGTCTCGCCCTTTTCGGCCTTGCCGAGCGCGTCCTGCGCGATCTCGCGCACCTTGTCGGTGGCCTCGGTCATCAGGGTCTTGACGTGGGCGGCCATCTCCTCGGCCGTCTGGAAGTCCTTGGGCATGGGAGCCCTCCTCATCAGGAAAAGTGGGTGGAGCGGCCGATCAGGCCGCGGTCATGGCGCGCAGGAATTCCAGCGCCCTCGGCTCCGCAGGTTCGGCAGGCTCCCCCTGCCCCTTGAGGTGGATGCGTGCGGCGCGCTCCGCCTCGGAATTCGAGAGCCCCAAGGTCCCCTTGAGCAGCGCCTCGAATTCCCGCTCGGTCAGCCGGTCCCCAGCCTTGAGCTTTTCCGTGATCTCCTCGGCCCGCCGAGCGGCCTTCACCGCCCCGACCGTGGCGTTGACGTTGGCCGGCACCGACACGACCGAGACCTCGATGAGGTCGAGCTTCGTCAGCAGCCAGGTCTCGTCCTCGCGGTTGTGCGTGTACTCGACAATCCGGTAGCCGATCGACAGCCCGTCGATGTCGCCCGCCTTCAGCAGCGCGTGCGCCTCGCGGCCGCGCTGCACGTCCATGTTCAGCCGGCCCTCGACGAGCAGGCCGTGATCGTCCTCTTTCGCCGAGGTCCAGCGGCCGATCGGCTCGTGGCTGTCGTGCTGCCAGAACAGCTTCGGCATGGATCCCTTCGCCGCGTGGGTGGCGAGGCTCTCGGCATAGGCACCGGCCTGGATGATGTCGCCGTAGGAATCCGGCTCGCCGCCGAAGGTCGACGCATAGCCGACGATCGATCCGCTCTCGCCCAGCTCCTTCACCTCGAGGACCGGGGCGGCCTGTTTCGTCAGCATGGGCTCAGCCTCCTTCGCTGATCCGCCGCAGCGCGACGGGTTCGGTGATCGGCACGTTCTGCACCTGCATGCGCGGCACGTTCCCGCCCTCGACGGGGGGCAGGTTCTCGCGCTCGCGCACTTCGTTGATCGTCATCCAGCCGTTCTGCAGGCCGGTCGCGTAGAAGGCGCCGCGCGCGGCGCTGTCGGCGCGCAGCAGACCCTCGAGGTTGAACTCGGCATAGACGCCGGCGGCGCGGTCCTGGTCGCTGAGCAGCTGCTTCGCGATCGCCTGTTCGATCCGCTTCAGCCGGCGACGCAGCGTGAACTTCTGGAAGGCCAGCGTCTGCTGCTCGAGGCCTGTCCCCCAGGAGGTCGAGCTCTCGGTGTGGCCGATCATGTGCGGCGGCACGCCGAAGAACCGGCAGATTTCCTCGACCGAGAACTTCCGCGACTCGAGCATCTGCGCGTCGTCCGGGTTGATCGAGAGCTGCTGCCAGGTCATGCCGCCCTCCGCGATGAAGGGCTTGCCGGTATTGGCGGCGCCGGCAAACTGGTCGAGCAGCTCCTCGCGCGCAACCTTTCGCTGATCCTGGCTCAGCCATTCCTTGAAGGTGATCACCCCGGACGGGCGAATGCTGTTGCGAAAGGTCCGGCTCGCCGCGGTCTCCACGGCCTGCGCGAGGCCGAGAGACTGCCGGGCCACCTGCAGGACGGAGAGGCCGCCGAGCGGATTGCCCCCGAAGCCCCTGACGTGGAACATCTCGCCGTCGCGGCGGGTGCGCTGTCGGCCGCGATCGTCCGCCCAGCGATACTCGATCGACCCATTGTCGAGGCGCCGCGTCTGCACCCGGCGCGGATCGACCGGCATCAGTCCGACGATCCGGCCCCCGTCGCGCTCCACTTCGGCGTAGGCATTGCCCCAGAGCTCCAGCGAAGCCTCGAGGAATTCCAGGAAGTCGACCGCCGTCTGGTCGAAGTTCGGGCTGACGTTGAGCACGCGCCCGAGCGGATGGTCCGTCACCGCGATCCGCTCGCCCGACGCGCCCTTGCGGTGGATGCCGATCGGCAGGGTTCCGACCGTCCCGGCCAGCAGGTTGACGCATCCCCATACGGCCGAGAGCGACAGGGCACTGCGGTCCGAGACCACCTCGCCCGACGCGGTGATGCCGCCGGACATCGCGACCGGCAGGGGCTCGGCCGGCCCCGACCAGAGCGCCAGCGCCGCCGCCTTGAAGCGCGAGGCGAGGCTCACGCTGCGGCGCCCCGCATCGCCGCGAAGTAGTCATCGATCCGGCCCGTCACATGGGCCGCGGGATTGCGCGCCATCAGCTGGAACGCGTTGAACCCGGCGACGAGCGGGTCGATCTTGGCCTTGCCGGCCGCTTCCTTGGTGACCACCACGGCCGACCCCCTCTGCTCGGTTTTCGCGTTGCCGAGGACCCAGTCCATCATCGGCTGTCCGAAGTGCCGGACCTTGCGGGACTTCAGCGCTCGCTCCATTCCCCAGATCGCGGGCGACAGCCGGTAACCCTGCGGGATCGCAACCATCTGCCCCTCTCCGATCCCGACCTCATCCAGCGCGTCGACGATCGCCGCGACGCCCGCGGGGTCGAGACCCGCCGCTGCCTTCTCAGGCAAAAGTCCCGCGTCGAGAAGCCGGCCGACAATCTCGGCGATCTCCTCCACATCTCCGTCAGGCCGGTCCGGCGGAAGAATCGTCAGATCGCCATCCGCCTCGAACGTGTGCAGAAGGGGCGCGATTTCCTTCCGCCGCTCGAGCACTTCGGGTTGCGCCCATGCCCGGAACCAAGCCCACCAGTCTTTTGTCTCGCGATCTCGCCCCATGACGCAGAGCCCGAGAAGATCGTCGAGCCCGCCGCCGTCAATCCCGACCGTCGCGACCTCTGCCCTTGCGATCAGAGCCTCGAGTGCGGCATAGCCCGAGAGACGCTCGGGCGCTGCGGCAGCGGCCCAGAGCGTGGCTCCGATCCAACTATCGGCCCTCATGCCAACGCCGATTTCGACGTTCAGGTGCTGCGAGGCGAAGAGAGCCATCGCATCGGGACCTGCGGTCGACGCGGCCAGGAACTTGTCTCGTAGGTAGTCCAGTGCGACTGAACGCTCGAGGTTCGGATTGACCAGCCCCCAGGTCGCCTCGTCCTTCCATGCCCCTTCCAGCTGCATCTCGGCTGGCAGTTCGTAGAGCACCGCCAGGATGGGCAGCGCGAGCGAGCCGTCCCGCACCGCCCGCGCTCGGTCTAGCCGGCGCTTGAACTCCCCGTGCGGCTGAACCTTCGACTGCGTCGTGATCTCCAGGAGGAAGCCCTCCGGCCGCGCCGCGAGACCGCCCTCAAGTTCGAGGTAGACGTCCGCCGCCTTCGACTGGTGCCCGAGCACGTGGCTTTCGTCGACCAGGATGAACCCCGCCTTCGACCCGGTCGCGATCTTCACGTCAGCCGAAAGGATGCGGATCAGGGTGCCGTTGTTGCGATGCTCGATCTGCTTGAGATGGGCATTCGGCTTGAACAGCGCCGCGAGGTTCGGATCAGCGTCAATGATGCCGACCGCCTGGCGGAATGCGATGCCGGCGATGTTCTGCGTCTCCGAGATCAGGATCAGCTCGCCGTCCGGTCGCTCGTTCATGATCGCGGCGACGACGATGATCGCCGCGCCGATCGCCGATTTGGCATTCTTCTTCGGGATCATCACGAAGAATTCGCGGATCATCCGTCGACGCGACACGGGATCGTAGGACCCGAACACAGCGCGGACCAGGTCGAAGACCCACTCATCGCAGACCTCACCGTAGGTCGGCAGACCGATCATGTCCGGAACCCGAAGCCGCTTGAAGAGCCGCAAGGCTTTGTCGGCCACCGGATCGAATAGCGGCAGGTCGGGGATCATGGACCGCCCGTTCAGCAGTCGGTCCTCCCAGTCGGGGCAGGCTGTCGACCAGGCATCGGTGCGGATCGGTGCGGTCACGTCAATGCGCCCCGTAGACGCCCGGTCTCAGGTCTGGGTCTGCGCTTTCGAGCTCGAGAGCTGCGCGGCGTTGCGCCTCCTTCTTGCCAACCGGCGCGTCGTCGTCCTCGTCCCCAAGTTCGCGCATCCGCTCTTCGGCGAGGAGCCGATCGCGCTTCTCGGCGATCCGGCGGAGCTCCTTGATCGCGCCGACGTTCCCCGCGTTGGCGAGGTCGGCCAGCAGCTGGGCCTGCCAGATCTCGAAGGCGTCGCGGTGCATCGCCGCCTCCTGCAGGGCCGAGGAAAAATATTTCCGGAACGTCGGCATGGACTTGATCCCCACGCTATGGGCGACCGCCAGAGGCTTGTGGCCGAGCGCCAGGCCCAGCCGGACGCGGTTTTCGGCTTCGAGGGACCACCGGAACGCCGGCCGCCCACGCCGCCCTGAGGGCTGCGTGCAGGGGACGCCGAACATGTCGTTCACGATTTTCTCGTCAGCCAAGAAAAAAATCTCCGCGTGAGGGAGGGCGCCGGTCGCGGCCCGGTGACCCCCTGGACTTTTGCACCCCCCCCCTCCCCGGCCGGGTCAGCGGGTCCGCGCCTCCTCCGCCTGCTTGACGCCGTCGTGGCACGGCTTGCAGAGGCACTGCAGGTTCGACCGCGCCCAGAACAGCGCGGGGTCGCCCCGGTGGGGCTCGATATGGTCGGCGGCCGTCTGGCCCTTCGCGCCCTCAATCCGCCCGCACATCGCGCAGGTGAAGGCAGCGGCGAGACGGACGTCCCAGCTCAGGCGCCGCCACCGGGCGGTGCCGTAGAGGTGGCGGAGCGGGTTGCGCCGGGCGGCCCGGTCGTCGTTCGGTAGGTAGGTCAGCGGCGCGTCGAGCCGGGAGAGGGACGAGCCGAGCGATTTCAGTCGGCCCATTCCTCTCCCTCTGCCTGCACGTTCCGCCTCTGACCCATGGTCCAGAAACGACGAAACCCCGCACTTGGCGGGGCTCGGGACGAGATGAAGGCCTTCATGACCTCGGCGTCTGAACCGGGTCGCGCCGCCCACCCGCCCGGCCGAAGTGCATCCCGCACGCGGCACCGGGCATAGGGCTCGATGGGCGCGAACCTAGTGGGCCGATTCGCGGCGTGTCAATCCCTCTTCGCGCGGTCGACCCTGACGAGGTCGCACTCGTCGACCTCGGTCTGCATCTCGCGACCGAAGATCTCGAGCCGCACTGACAGGCCGCCCGCCGCCGGGAGGTGCACTACCTCGCAGTGGAAGCCGGCGAACGGACCGGCGCGGAAGAGCGCTGTGTCCCCGGCCTTCAGCCTGTTGCGTTCGGCGAAGCGGATGGCGGCGCGGCGGCGACGATCCTCGGCCGCCTGGTCCATGCGCCGCATCGAGTGCAGCCGGCGGAGGCCGTCCGGGTTCAGCTTGCCCCAGCCGCCATGCGAGTCCCGGAGGGCATCGATGATGAACGGCCCGGCCGTCACCTCATGCGCGCGGGGCAGCCCGGGGAAGCGGGCGAAGACGAAGCCGGGCACGTAGCGGCTGACCGTCGTGCGCCGCCGGCCCCGAACGACCGTGGTCCGCTCGAGCACCGGGTGGAACGCATAGATCCCGCGCTTCTCCAACCACGCCTCGGCCTTCGCCTCGCATTGCGGCCGGGTGGTCAGGGCATACCAGCGATCCGGCCGGCCGGGGTCGAGGATCAGGCCGGGACCGGCGGGGGCCGCAGGCACCACGTCGCCGATCTTCAGGTCGAGCAGAGTCCGGGGAACGGTCATCGCGCACCGCCTTTCGGAAGTGGTACGACATCAGCCGAACCCTTGATGCTGTGCAGGTAGTCTCCCGCCGGATGCGCTTCTCTTCGCTCTGCCGCCATTAGGTCAGCTGCAGCTTGCAGCATCTCCACAGCCTCGCGGCTAGGCGACCACTCGTGCCCGGCCGGCCATGGTTGAGCGTTCCGGATCGCCCACCCAATCTCCCAGAGCGCCTGCGAATAGGCGTCGATCTCGGCCGCCGAGAGTGCGTTCTCACTCGCCGTTTCGTGCAGGCGCATAGCCTCCCGGCGTACCGCGTTGCTGAATTTTCCGCCCAGACCCAACGGGTCTTTTCTCCAATGGAACTTGGTCACGGGCGGACTTCCTTCCGAGCGCGCTCGGTCTTCACGAGGTCGGCGAGCATGGTGCGGCGGTCGAGATACCAGACCTCCCAGGCGACCTCGCCCGGATCGAGCGAGTGCGACCACTTCCGCCGGTCGGCCAGCACCTCGAGGCGGCGGGCATTCTCGGCCGCCTGGGAGGCGATGAGCCGGCGCGCCTGGTCGGAGACCGGCGGCGCGCGCCGGGCCTCGATGTAGCCGAAGGTCTCAACCAGCGTGCCCTCCCGTTCCGCCCGCGGGCCCTCGACGCTGCCGAACCACGACAGCACGAGCGGATCCTCGGTCAGCGGGCGCGGCTGCACCCGGTGGGCGAAACCGAGGAAGGTCGGGCGGTCGGGCCAGAAGGCCTTGGCCGACCCCTCGCCATGGACCTGCAGCATCCGGCGCAGCACGACCAGCTGGTCGTCGCCCATGTAGGCCAGCTCGTCGCACAGACCGTCGAGGAAGCGCCGGCCCTCGGCCTCGTCGTGGCCCTTCCTGAACCGGAAGCCGAGAGGGTCGAGCAGCAGGCGGCGCACCCGGTCGCGGTTCGTCTCGGGCCGGGGCTCCGGCGGTGCCAGGGGATCGGTCTGAACGGGGAGGGTCGAGGTCATCGGGCGGTCTCCGCTTTCGGGTTTCTCAGCATGCGACGCCAGCCGCCCGGAGCTCGGCCGGGGTCAGGAGGCCCAGGGCGATGATCCGGGCGACCATGTCGCGGGATACGGATTGGATAATGACGGCCGAGCGGCTCTCGATCTGCTCCGCCCACCACAGGGCGCTGGCGTCGGGATCGACGGCCTCGCGTGCGCGCCCGCGCGTATATGGTTCTTTACTATGGTTTGGGGGGCAATTTTGCCCCCTTTTCCCACGCAGATTTGCCCCCTTTTCGGGCCGCTGAAATGGGGGCACGGCTGCCCCCTTTTGGGCTGGAAATGGGTGCACGGTTGCCCCCTTTTTCGCAGCTGCGGCGGCCTTGTATTCGATGACTTGCGCGCGGCTGAGGAAGCTGATCCGGGCGGCGTTGCTGCGGCCGGGTCCGTTCGATTCGCGCACGATCCAGCCCGCGGCGACCAGCTCGGCGATGGCGCGTTTCGCTGTGTCGACTGAGAAGCCGAGCGTGACGCCGATATGCTTCGGGCCGGGATTGCACTCCCCGGTGGCACGGTTCGCATAATCGAGGGCAAGGGCATGCGCGACGAGGCGCGCGGTCGCGCTCAGGCCCGCGTCCCGCCGTACGCTCTCCATCCATTCCCAGCGCCGCGCCTCCCATTCACCGGGGGCGATCCTGCGCGGCGTTATGGCGCTTCTGTCGGCCCCGTGCCCGGACATGCCGTCCCCTCCCCGTCTGCCTCGGTGGTGTCACGCTCTTGCCGGCGGATGGTGATGGGCGGCCCGATGACCGAGCCGACGGCGACAAGGCCAAGCTCGCCCGCGAGGGCGGCAATGCGGTCGCGGTCGGCGCGCCAGGCGCCGCTGTCGAGGACGTGTGGCGGCAGGTGCGCCTTCGCCCACATCCACGCGTCGAGCAGGTCGCAGAGCCGCAGGAGCGCGCGCTCCTCGGCCGTCAGCAGCGCCACGGGGTCGACGCCCCAGAGCGCCCCGCGCGCATCGGCCTCCAGCCGCTCGAGCGCGCCCGCCGCATCCTCGTCGAGCGCGTCCTTCGCGGGCCGGGCCAGATCCCCGGCGACATACTCTCCGTCGTCATGCGCCAGCGCGGCGGCCAGCAGCTCGGCCCGGCACTCGGGATCGAGGGCCCGTACCAGCCGCGCGACGCGGCCCGCATGGCCGTCGGTGAAGTCGGACGTCCAGGAGAGGTCCGCGTTCATATGCCAGCGCCGGACGCGGCCGGCGCGCCAGAGGGCGTCGAGGTTCGGGGTCATGCGGCCTCCTCGGTCGCGTCATCCCGCCGCTCCGCCAGTTCCCGAAGGCGCGCATTCTCCCGCGCGGCCAGCTCGCGCATCCGGGCACCGACAGCCTCTTCCTGCAGCTCCCGGAAGCGCTCCCGCCAACAGCCCACCCGAAGGGGCAGATCGAGAGCCGCGACCCTGACCGACACCGCGGTCAGCCTCACGCCGAAGCGTTCGGCGATCTCGATCTTCGGCACGCCCTCCAGCCAGAGCCGGGTGAAGGCCGCGTCATCCTTGATCGTGCGGTTCGACCGGTTGCGGATCCGGCTCGGCAGTCCGCGGGTCCGGGCCCGCTGCGAAACCGCTTGGTGGGTGATCCCGAAGTGAGCTGCGATCTCAGCGATCGAGATCGTCCCGCAGCTCCAGAGCCGCTCGAACAGGGCTTCGTCCTGCCGGCCCCTATTGGGGGGCGTGTAGGACAGGCTGCCATCCGCTCGGCACTGCCCGGCGAAGGCCGCGATCGACCGTTCGGTACGGCCGAGGCGCCGCGCGATCTCGGGGTGGGTCACGCGATCGCGCAGCAGCGCGAGCCCCCGCGCCCGTTCCTCCTCCGTCCAGATCCGCCCCGACCGACCGGCCTTGCCTTCAGCGCGAAGCTTCGTCAGCCGGTTCTCGACGGCCCGGACGGACCGGCCCACCTTCACCGCGATCTGCGGCGCAGTCGCACCGCGCCGGTGCATTCGCGTGAGCGTCGCCTTCTGCTCTTTGGACCAGCGCGGGACGCTCATCAGCGCATTCCCAGCGCTTGGCAGTACATCTCCATGATGGCCTCTTCCTCGGCGACATCGTCGCGGTCGCGCTTGCGTAGCGCGATCACCTTGCGGAGGACTTTGGTGTCGTAGCCCCGGCCCTTGGCCTCGGCCATCACCTCCTTCTGCGCGTCAGCGATGTCTGCCTTCTCGGCCGCGAGGCGCTCGTATCGCTCGACGAACTGGCGCAGCTCCTCGCCGGCGACGGAGGCGGCGGTGTCCCGCACCTCGCGATCGGCATCGGTCTCGCGCATCGGCGTGCGGCCCTTGAGGCCGGCCGCGGCGCGGTTCAGGTCATCCGCCGTGAAGGGGCCGGACTCCGTCCCGTCCGGCAGTGTCACGGTCATCGTGGTGTCGGTCATCGCGCCTCCGGCAGGGTGAACAGGTGATCGCGGGCCGGGGCCAGCGCCGCCGGGGTCTCGGGGTAGTCCCCGGGCCGGGTCAGACGGGCGCGGCAGGGGGCGATCCATTCGAACAGCGTCGGACCGCGCCAGGCGCAGTCCCATACGATCCAGCAATAGGCGGTGGCCGAACTGACCTTCGCGTCGAGCCGGCCCTTCACCATCGGCACGCGCTCGGCGAACTGGAGGATCAGCGTGGGCGGATGCGGGCGGAACAGCTTCTCGAGCCGCTCGCCGCCCTCGAGGAAGGCCGTCCGCACCAGCAGCGCGACCCCCGCCCGCGCCTGTGCGAGCCCCGTTTCGGCGAACTCGCGCGCGAGGCGGAAGGGCGGGTTCGTGATGATCCAGTCCGGCCGCGCGTCCGGCGTGTCGAGCGCGAGGAGGAAGTCGCGGATCCCGTCCGGCTGCCACGTCCTGGGCCCGCCGTGATCGTGCACGTCGGTTGCGGTCACCCGGTCGAAGTACTCCGACAGCGGCCGGGCCATGTCGCCTTGCCCGCAGGCCGGCTCCCACGCCTGCAGCAGGTGCAGCGGCGCGCCGAGCGAGCCGAGCCGCTCGCAGAGGGCGCGCGTCGCCCAGGGCGGCGTCGGGAAGAAGTCGAGGCTGTCGGCCGGCTCGATCCTGCGGGCCATGACGGCGGGGCTGTTCGGGGCGCGGCCGGTCACCGTTTCCCCCGGAAAAGCGCGGCACCGGCCGAGACCGGCGCCGCCGAGGACAACAGGGAGGATGGGGCGCTCGCGATGCGGCCCGGACCGCGCCCCCGGTGGTCCGTTGCTGGGGGAAGGACTGACCCCCGGCCGCGGCGACAGGAAGAAAAGGGCCGCGCGGACCAGAGGGTTCCGCGCGGCAGTCGAGGCAGACAGAGCCGGGCGGCCCTGTCGTTCTGAAAGGGGGGGCGGCCGCCCGAGGGAGGAGGAAAGGGACGGCCGCCGGGGCCGCGCGCCGGGAGGAGATGGCGCGCGGTCATGCCAGCGCCTGCAGAAGGCGGGACGCGTAGACGAGGACGCAGAGCAGGCAGAACAGGACCGTGGCGCCGGGCGCGGCGCGCTCGTCATCGCGAGGAAGCGCGTAGCCGAAGGCGGCGGCAACGACGAGGGCGACCAGCAGCAGGAGAGCGGAGAGGACATGCAGTGCAATGCTCATGCTGCCCTCCGCTTGCCCGGCGCGTCCCGCTGGGGCAGCATCGCGGCATCGAAGTTCGCGCGGCAGCCGATCCCAACGACTGCCGCGCGTTTCCACAGGTACGGGAATAGGTGAAAACCCATGGAAATTCGCAGTTTTGCGAACGGAAGCGTGACGTTCATGGCAGGCGACCCCGGTCGTCCACGCACCGAGGAACGGCAAGGCAACGTCACGGTGGTAAACGAAGCACGCGCCTCCACACCGGACAGCTTTGAAGTGCGGTTCTTCGTCAGCTTCAGTGAAGAGACCGCGGGGATTGCGCACTCGCAGCACATCAACCTCTCCTCCGTTGTTCCGGTCTCGGATGAAGGGCTCGGTGCGCCATATCGAGAGATAGAGTCGAAAGGCGCCGCATCTCTTCCCGGAATGCTGCGGTCTCTCGCTGATGCTCTTGAAGCGAACATCGCAGAGACCGAACGCGCGCGCGCAGAATGATGATGGCGGTTAACTGAACGGCGGCGCAGAAAAGGCATAGGGCGACCGAGACAATCACGAGGCCGCCCTCCGCTTGCCCGGCGCGGCCCGCTGGGGCAGCATCGCGGCGTCATCGGTGGGGAGGGTGCGATGCTTAAGACCGGAACGGCCATGAAGGCCGTATTTTGTACCTTGGCATGCGCAGCACCCGCGAAAGCCGACGACCTCATCGACTTCGGCGAGGATGGCGTGCGCACCAGTTGCGAAGCGCGGTTCGGGCCGGACGAGGGGTACGTCGACACCTGTATGGACAGCCAACGAGAACACTATCGTGCCGTCAGGCGCGTCTGGCTGCTCGAGGGCGATATGGCACGCGAGGCTGCTCAGCGCTGCGTCGATGATGATTGGCCCCGATGGCACCTCATCCAGCGATGCACGGGCAATCAGGTGACTGCGCTGGTCGGGCTTCGGCGGTGGGCTGACGAGGATTCCACGCGTCGATACCTGATCATCGGACACTGCGCGGCAGAGAGCCCGGCCGACATCGTGGCAATCGAACGGTGCGCGCGCGGCGCCGCTGCAGCTCTGGGCGATCGGCAATAGCCTCACGCCGCATCCTCCTCGGGACGCGGCCGTTCGCCCCCCGCTTGATCGATCACAGCACGGTGACCATCTGACTTAGCAGATTGCGAAGTCTGCGAGGTCTGCACCGTGTCGAGCCGGCGAAATAGATGCTCTGGGACCGTCCGCGACCTCGCTGAGCAGAACTCGCGGACTGCGAAGAACCAGTGTGCAGGCATGATGTTCGACTTCACCGCACGGCTGACGACTTGCGTCGTCACACCGAGCTCGGTCTCGAACTCTTTCCTGCCGACGTCCTGGAGGAAGCTTTGAACGGTGATGTCAGTGTCTGCGCTCATGGCGCTAAACTACGCATTTTGCGTAGCGTGGCAATACGCAAATCGTTCAGTGCGGGCGATCTAGCATCGTGCAACGACTTCCCCATGCTGGAAGAGCTTGGAGACAATCGAGATGCCGTGGCTGCGCGCCTCAAGCGCGTGCGTGAGATACTCGGCCTGTCGAAGAAGGACTTCGCCGAGCGGGCCGGACTTACCGAACAGACATACGGACCGTTCGAGAACGGAAAGCGCGACCTGTCTCTGCAATCCGCGAAGGCCCTGCGAGCGACCTATGGTCTGCCGCTGGAGTTTCTGTACTTCGGAAAGATCGACGACCTCCCGACGAGGATCTCCAGGGCGCTCTGATCCAGCCCCTCGGTCAGCTCTTCCCAGAGGTCTAGCGGAAGCCCCGATCGATGGCGGGCGAGCTTCAGCAGCTGCAATCTCCGCTCGTCGTCCACACGCTCTCCCGAATCGTCCTCGCACAGATGTTCACCTTACACCCCCACATAGACCGGGAAAGCCCACCAGACACAACTACGCATTTTGCGAAGTTTACCGCTTGCAATACGCAAAATGCGTAGTAGCTTCCTCCTCACAAACCGTGAGGACCCGACATGCTTCCTTCCCCCTCGACCCCGCCGCTCCCGATCCTGCCGGGCGCGGCCGAGCCGATCCCGACCTACGGCCCGACCCGGATGGCCCCGCGCTTCGTGGGTGACTGCTGGGGCCGCCTCTGGGACACCACCGACCCCCGCCTGATCCACGCCCGCCCGGCGCCGACGACCCGGGTCCTCGCGCGGGGGGCGGTTCAGTGATTCCCCTGCTCCCCCACATCCGCCGCGCGCAGTTCCGCGTCATCGACGGCGGCCCCGCGCCGGCGCCCGCGCCGGTCCCTTCCGCCCCCTTCAGCCTCGACGCCGCCCGGCTCGCCGCGATCCCGAAGATCCGCCGCGCCGTCGCCCGCCGCGGCTTCCCGCTCCGCCCCGAGGGGCCGGCGGATGGTACGGAGGCGGCGTGATGTGCATCGCCCCTGACACGGACGAGATGCGCGTCATCCTGACGGCGCACAACGCCCTCACCTTCCCGCCGGTCGGCATCGACCCGGCCCGCGACCGCCTCGCCCACGCCCGCGCCATCCTCGCCGACATCGCGCATCACCCACGCGAGATGGCCGTCTGGGCCGCCGCCTGGGCGATGCAGCACGAGACCACCTATGCGGCGCAACTGGAGGCGAAGGCCACGCTGGCGCTGCTGATGCGGGACGCGGCGTGATGCGCCGTCACGAAATAGAACAGGGCTGGGTAGGCGTTCTGGAACAGCGCGCAGCACATCAAGTGCTTCGAGTCTGGCGAGTTGAGGCCCGTCCGTTCTGGTTCGGTCTTTTGCGCGAGAAGCGAACGCTCTTGGCCGTTCTCCCCAACACGTTCGGACAGGACGCGATGAGGTTGGCACACAGCATCGCCGATCACGACAAGACCGGCGAGCGCTTCACCCATTTCCACTACTGCCCCGCCCCGGCCGCCCCCGATGCCTGACCTCGCCACGCTCCTCTGCCTCCTCGCGATCCTCTCTTGCATCCCGGCGACCTGCGACGCGGCCGACCTCATGGGCTGGCGCGACCTGCCCGCGCTGGAGCGCGCCCGCCGCCCCCGCGCCGGGGCTGCCGCCGCCCTCCGCCTCAGCTGCTACCTCGTGCTGATCCCCACCCTCGTCACCCTTGCCGCCGCCCTGTCGGGCGGCGCGGCCTGCTGAACCACGGGAGACCATCGTGATCGCGCCCCTCCGGATCCTGATCGGCTGCGAGACCAGCGGCGTCGTTCGCCGCGCCTTCGCCGCCCGGGGCCACGACGTCTGGTCTTGCGACCTGCTGCCGGCCGAGGACGGCTCGAACCGGCACATCACCGGCGATGTGCGGGACTACCTCGCGGACGGCTGGGACCTGCTCGCCGTCTTCCACCCGCCCTGCACGCGGCTCTGCAACAGCGGCGTTCGCTGGCTGCACACTCCGCCGCCCGGCCGGACCCGCGCTGAAATGTGGGCGGAGCTCGACGAGGGTGCCGCGCTCTTCTCCGCCGTCTGGCAAGCGCCGGTCGAAAGGGTCGCCGTCGAGAACCCGGTGATGCACAAGCATGCCCGGGAGCGCCTGCCGGCCGGGCTGCCCCGGCCGCAGATCGTCCAGCCGTGGTGGTTCGGGGATCCGGCCTTCAAGGCGACCGGGCTTTACCTGCGCGGGCTCGACCCCCTCGCCGCGACCGACCGCCTCGACCCGCCCCGGAAGGCGACGGAGCCCGAGCGCCATGCCGCATGGTCGCAGGTTCACCGCGCCAGCCCCGGCCCGAACCGCTGGCGCGAGCGCTCGCGCACCTATCCCGGGATCGCTGAGGCGATGGCCGACCAATGGGGCGGCATCGTCACCGAACTGGAAAAGGCGCAGCGATGACCGTCTACGTCAAGGAACCGTGCGATCACCCGATGGGGCGAATTACGCCCGGCGGGACAGATAGCGACGGATCACCCTCAACAGGGTCAGGAAGAGCGAGTCACGCGGTGACATCCGACCGTACGAAACCCACACTGCCGGGCGGGTCGGGCTGCCCGGTTGGCTCTTTGCCTGTGTCATCACTTACATTTCCACTGATCTCGCCGACCTTCAAAATTTACCTGTGTGGCGAAAATGTGGTCGTCGCGGCAGAGTTGAACTGGCGCCCGCTGGAGGAGCCCTGCCACGCAAACGTGCTGCTGGAAATCGCGAATCGATGACCGAGGCCCGCCCCCTCTTTGCCAGCGAACGCCTCGCGGCCCGGCTGCTCGACATGAGCGCAGCCGAGTTCCGGCGACTGGTCGGGGTGGGCGCGCTGCCGGGGCCGATCAGGATCGGGCCGCATGAGCGGTGGAACGTGAAGGAGATCGAGGCCATCCTGTCCGGCGCCGCGATGTCACAGGATGAACCCGAATGGTGAAGCAGCCGGGCAAGCCGCACTTGCAGCGCAAGGTCGTAAAGGGGCGGGTCTACTGGTACTTCCGACGCGGGAAGGAATACATCCGCCTGCCCGACGATCCTGACAGCGCAGAGTTCGACGCGGCCTACTGGAAGATCCGCAGCGGCCGCGCGCACCGCGCCACGAAGACGACCTACGAGGCGCTGATCCAGTCCTACTACGCCTCGCCGGCCTACCTATCGAAGAAGCCCGGCACCCGGCGAGAGTACCGCCGCACGCTCGAGCTGATCCGCGAGAAGAACGGGCCGAAGGATTTCACCGCGCTCCGCCGCAAGCATGTCATCGCGGCCCGTGACACCTACGCCGAGACCTGGCGCAAGGCGAACGCGATGGTCGAGATGCTGTCGATCCTGGCGAAGCACGCGATCGACCTCGAATGGATCACGGCGAACCCGGCAAGCGGCGTCGAGAAGCTCAAGGGCGGCGAGTACGAGCCGTGGCCGGACGCCAAGCTGAAGGCCTTCGACGCCTACTGCATCGCCCAGCAGCTCACCGTCGAGCGCACGGCCTACATGCTCTGCACCGGGACCGGGCAGCGGATCGGCGACGTCATGGGAATGGCCTGGGACGACTTCGACGGGGAGTACATGCGCGTCCGCCAGGACAAGACGGACGAGCGGCTCTGGGTCGCGTGCCCCCGGTTCCTAGTCGATTACCTGGACGCCCTGCCCCGCACCGGGCGGCACATCCTCGCGAAGAACCTCACCCAGCCGCTCGACAAGCGCCGCGTCCAGGAGCGCGTCATGGCGGTCCGGCAGAAGATCGGGGCCGAGGCGTATGTGATCCATGGCTGGCGCTACAACGCGGCCGTCGCGCTCGCCGAGGCCGGCTGCAGCGACAGCGAGATCGCGTCGGTCACCGGGCACCGGACGATGGGGATGGTGGCGAAGTACCGGGCCCGCGCGAGCCAGCGCCGGCTTTCCCGCACGGCCCAGAATCGCCGAGAACAGAACGGGGGTGGAACGTGA